CCGAGATCACCTTTGATATGGATGAAGCAAATGACTATTGTAATGCAAACGGTGTAATCACAGCAGTTAACATTGATGGATTTCTTGCGTGGGGAAGCAACACATCTGTTTATCCACAGTCAACGGATGTTGTAGACAGGTGGGTTACGTCTGTTATGATGTTTGACTACATTGAAAATAATTTCAAACGCTCATTCTTTGCCAAAGTAGGAAACAAGACAAATTACCGGGCGATAGAAGATGTTGTCCTTACTGAAAATTTAGCACTGAACGGCTTAAAAGGATCTGACAACATAGCAGGTGGTGAAATCTCATTCAAAATGGACGAAAACCCCATCAATCAGATTCTTGGCGGGAAAATTATTTTCCATGAACGTTTAGCAATATATCCGCCGATGGAGGATATTGTAAATGTTTTTGAATTTGATCCAACTATTCTGCAGGCAGCGTTGGAAGGAGGTAACAGCTAATGGGTAGCCCTTATGAAATACCAGATAAAATTAATAATTTTAATGTATATGATGGAAAAACGAAATTAGTCGGCATATCATCCGAAATTACAATTCCATCTTTTGAGCCATTAACGGACACGCTTAACGTGGCCGGATTAGCCGGAGAAATTGAAAGTGAGGTAATCGGTTCTTACGGCTCAATGAAAATGGAAATACCATTTTTAAACCTGTCGGAAGATTTTTTTAAATTTGCCGCAAGCACTGAACCGGTAGTCATACGCGGATCCATGGAAGTATTTAACACACAGACACAAACAAAGGATACTGTGCCTGTTGTTGTGACTGTAAAAGGCCGGACAATGAATATCAAGCCAGGCATCATAAAAAAGGGTGGAAAGGGAGAACCGAGCATCACAAAGGAAATTACTTACATTAAGATAGCAATTAATGGAGCAACCATGCTTGTGCTTGATAAATTAAACGGAGAATTTATCATGGGCGGTGTAAACATGTTACAGAAAATTAACAGCCAGATTTAAGGAGGAAATACATGAAAGACAATATCCAAAACGACATTATAGAGACCGTGGAAACATTGGAGGATGAAGTAAAAATTTATGCCGCGCATGATGAAGCAGGTGAGGATCCCCAGAACGAATATGGTGATGATGAAATTGATCTGTATGTAAAATTCAAAAAACCCTATGTCTGGGAGGATGATACATATGAGGGAATCGATTTGTCCTGCCTTGAAGATCTTTCCACAACGGACTTGTCAGCAATTGAAAAGAAATATTACAAGCTTGGTATAGCAAGCTTCAATCCGGAAACGACAGCAGCTTATGCTAAAGTTACAGCACAAAAAGCGACAGGGCTTCCGATTGAGTTTTTTGATCAGTTACCAATGAGGGAAATGCTTAAAATCAAAAACAGGGTAATAAGTTTTTTCTACAACTAAAAATCAGAGCAAAGGACGGACAGGTCTTCCAAAAGGCTGCTGTCCGTCTTTCCATGTCTACAAATACCGGTGTTGATTTTTATATTAATTTGCCAATAGCGGACTTTATTAACATCGCTGAGGAGGTGGTAGAGTATGGCAAGCAAAAAGACCGAATACGAAATAGCGATGTCAATAGGCGGAAAAGTTAGCGACTCCTTTGGTAGAAGTGTAAAAACAGTAAACAGCGGATTTGATGAGATGGCAGGTATGGCTAAGACCGCTGCTAAAATAGCATCTGCCGCTTTTGCAGCGGTTAAAATAGGGCAGTTTGTAGGGGATGCTATTGAAACCTATCAGGAATTTGAGCAGTCTATGGCAAACACCGCCGCTATTGCAAGTGCGACACAGGCACAATATGAACAATTGGAAAACGCTGCCAGAAAAATGGGAAAAGCTACAACCAAGACTGCATCTGAAGCAGCGGACGCACTTGGCTACATGATGCTTGCCGGGTGGGAAGTAAATGAGGCTATTACGGGTTTAGAGCCGGTACTTCGATTAGCAGAAGCTACACAGATGGATCTGGCAAGATGTTCTGATTTGGTAACTGATTCGATGGCTGCACTTGGGGTAACCGTGGATGGCTTAAGCAACTACCTGGATGTTTGTGTAGTTGCAAATAACAAGGCAAATACAACCGCTGAAGCATTGATGGAAGCCTATCTTGGTGTTGGAGGTACGATGACAGCCCTGCATGTACCAATTCAGGAATCAGCTGCCGCTCTTGGAGTACTTGCAAACAGAGGTATTAAGGGAAGCGAAGCAGGAAACGCGTTAAATGCAGTATTAATCAACCTTACCACCGGCACAGGAGCAGCTGGTAAAATGCTAAAAAAGATGGGTATATCAGCATTCGACCAGAAAGGGAACTTCATAGGACTTCAGGAGACGCTATTAAAAGTAAATGAAGCCATGGAGAAAATGACCGAGCAGGAGCGCAACGCAGCAATGGCAGCAATTGGCGGAAAAACTCATGTTGATGCACTTAACAGTTTAATGACCGGATTGACAACAGTAACAGCAGGTGGTGTAACTGAATGGAATGAATTACAAACGGCACTATATGATTCCGATGGTGCGTTAACCATGATGGCGAATACTGTTACAAATACTTTGAGTGCTGCATTCGCAAGACTTGATTCCGCTGTGGATGATGCAAAAATAAGCTTTACGGATGCCTTTTCAGATGATTTAATGGGTACCGTAAATAGCCTTTCTGAATTTATACCAACATTAACAGAGGACTTTATTGAGTTTTCAACAAAAGCTGGTCCGAAGATTTCAAGAGCATTTCAAAACGTCCGTAAAGGTGCAGATGAGGTGTGGACTGCTTTAGGCGGTATGGGCGGATGGATAATTGATAACTTTGATACTATAGGGAGCGTTATTATCGGTGTTGGCTCCGCAATCGCCACATACAAGATAGCAGGTGGAATACTAAGCATTGCATCGGCAATGAAATCAATCATACCGATCGCCAAGGGAATTGTAACAGGAAACCCCGTAGGAGTATTATTAGGGATTGCTTCTGCTATTATTGGAGTCGTAGCAGCGGTCAAGGCAGCGGAAAAAGCGGCAGTTAAAAGCAATCTGGCGGAACACTTCGGGGATATTGCACTTTCCATGGATGATATACAGAAGGTGGCAAGTCATATTGTGCAGACTGATGATTTGGTCAAGGTACAACAGGCGCTGTCAGAGTTTGGAAAGCTGGACGGCATACAGAAAAGTATTAAGGAAAGCACTGAATCTATTAACAGGATGAACTGGAAGGTATCTATCGGGATGGAATTATCTTCCGATGATAAGGATTCTTACATTGCAGAAATAGAGAATTATGTTACACAGGCGCAAAATTACGTTGAGCAGACACAATATGCCATAAATCTTGATATGGCTCTTTTCGCTGATGGAGATCTGGAACGTCAGAACATTGTAGATCAGTTAAACAATTTCTACACCGGAAAGTACTCTGATCTGGAAGAACTGGGAACAAAATTAAATGAAACCGTAACAAATGCCTTTTCTGATGGGCTTCTGCAATTGGACGAAATAAAGGAAATTACCGAGATACAGGCACAAATGGCAAGGATTCAGGAATCCCTTGCTACAAGTGACTTTGAAGCAAAACTACAGGTGATGGAATTGCAGTTTGAAGGTGGAAACCTAACCGCAGAGAGCTTTCAGGCTTTACAGGAAGAACTTGCTGAACAGACCAAAGCAGCCGCCAACCAATATGAAGAATCGCTTACCCTACGCATAGCAAACTATAATGTAATGCTGGAGGATGGAGCGGTTAACCAGGATGAGTATGAAAAGGCGGTTAGTGAGTTTTGGGAAGATTATCTTTCTAAGATGACAGCTATCGAAGCCAAAGCTTTAAATTTCCAAACCGATACCATTATGAATCAGTACAGTGAGGAATTGGAACCTGCAATAAAGAGTTATATGGACAGTTTACAGACAACTATGCAGGAATACAGCGGTGAGGATCGTATATATGACTGGACAGAACGGTCTGTACTTATGTGGGATACGATGCTTGATGCTTTGAAGAGTAACGATCTTACAGACAAATCCCGGGAAGCCATTGCATTACTATTAGAAACTATGCAGCCATCCGTAGAGCGTATGGAAAAATTACGTGAACAGTACAAGGAAACAGGAGCTGAGTTACCTGAAGCTCTTTCGACCGGACTGACAGATGCAAAGGTTCTTAGTGCATTAACAAAAGATGCTGAAGGTATTTATTATGTCTTAGGCCAGCATATGGCAGACAACGAGTATTTCAACGAAATAATCCCAA